AAATATTGCAAAGATTTCAAAATGGAAGCGGTAAGACGCTTCAGAAACGGAGAACCAGCCAAAAAGATAAGCGAAGAAATGGGTTTCAATTACACATACATATATCTTTGGAACAGAAAAACTGAAACCAAAGAAATATGTGAGACCTGTGAACAGCTTACAAACTACAAAAAAGAGGTCGAACGCCTCAGTATTGAAATCAATGTATTGAAAGACGTAATCAAAATGTTGAAAAATGAGTAGCAAATATTTTGAAATCAGGAACAAGTTCAATTCGCGTCCAACGCCTTATATGTTTTGGGCATTCAACAAAAACCAATTTGCAGAAGGGCTTGAAAAGCTCAAAAGCAACGGTTGGAAAAGCGACGACGAGAAACTTGTGAGAATCGGACTCGGTGGATTCACAACCCACAGAGGTCTTGAAAGGCTTGACAAGGAGATTGCGGAGCATTATGAGGAAATCAGAAGCAACTGTGATCCGCAATGGGTATACAACTATGAATGCAACAACCATGAAAGCGAAATAAACACCGTAGGCGACGCTGAAGCGCTCTCAATCATCGTAAACATCTGGGGAGAGGAGAAAGCGAAGGAAATCAAAAGAAAACACGCATATTATTCATTAGAAGAAGTAATCAAACAATTTTAAAAGATGGAAGAGATTTTAGTACCGCAGCAAATTGAAACAATCGAACGCAAAACCTTTGACTTCAAAGAAAACAATGTCGAAGTCATCACGCTTGACGAACTCAAGCGCACCTACAAGGAGAACGACATCCTCGGCAAACCGCTGAGGGAAATGTATCACTATGAAATCATAGACGCAATCCAGGAGGAGTTGGCGAAGCAGAACCTCAACATGGAGATTACAGAGATTTTCGCAGCGCAGAACAGGTCAAGACAAGATCCTGCCGTAGTCATCAATCCTGAGATTGAGAACAAATATGGCAAGAACGCCATTGAAGCCCATGTGCTCCGCAGGGTGTTCGCAAACATCAGAGTCCATGATTTTGACAATGACGAGCTAACAACAAACATCGGATTGGCATTCCACCAGAACGCAATCCAGATCGGTTATGGCCCGATGGTTAAAGTATGCCATAACCAGTGCATCATGTCGCCGGAAAGAGTTTTGTCAACCAACCGCTCAATGGGAGTCAAGGATATGCTCCGCAAATTCGGAGAATGCATGCAGCAGTTACAAGTGCATATTGAGGAGGACAAGGAGTTCATCAACCGCATGAAGGAATATCCCATGTCGCCGGCACAAGTCCTCCAGCTGATTGGCATGTTCGAGTGCAACACCATCAGTTATTACTCAAAGAACACGGACATTCACAATCGTGAGTTCTTCCCGCTGAACCTCAACCAGATTGGCAGGTTCACAGAGGATGTCATGGTGGAGATGCACAAGAACCACAACATGCTGTCCTTGTGGGATGTGTATAACGTCGCCACAAACCTTTATAAAGCGGACAACATGGAAATTCCGTCCATGTTCTCGCAGCACATTGCGCTCAACCGCCACGTAAAAGGACTGCTTTCATATTAAAAAACCAACAAAAACTTGTAAGAAATGTTAGAAAAACTGAACGAACTCAATGCGGAGCTTGTCAGGAGACTGAACAACCGCGATTTCAAGGTTGAAGACCCGCACATCACAAAGCGTGATGACATGACAACACTGCGATGCGACATCGTCATCGACGACATGCGCTTCTATGCCTACACGGACGACTCTACGATGGGTCTGAGCGCATGGTGTGAGAACGTGCACCTGCCAAAAATGTCGGAAGGCGAGAAAGCCGGCGTGATCAGGTATCTCTGGATGGTGAGCTCCGGCATCATCATGGACCAGCACAAAGCCGAGAGCGCCACGCTGCAGAAGAGCCTGACAAAGGTGGCAAGCCTCGAGAAAATCGAAACGCAGGAATAAAATGTTCACCATGCCACAATAAAGCGGGAAACCCTGCGTTATGTGATATGGAATTTGGGAGAGGTGGTGGATTTCAACAAGTTGGAATTTGTTCTTAACAGGATGATAATGAGGGGATTGGATACAATTCACCATCTTTTTCTTTGTCTTAGAACAGAAAGATGGAAAGAGAACTGCTCATCGATTTTTATGGGAAAGTCACGGACGGCCTCTACAAAATAGAGGAAAGCCTTTTTGCCGCGCTCCATCTGACACGAGAGCAATACGTGAAGCTTGTGTCAACGGAAGACGGTAAGAAGAAACTGTCGTCAGTTATGTCTTCGAAACCGGAACTCATGCCGCTTCTGATGAAACTGGAGGCGGTGACGAAGGTGCATTCCCTGATAAGCAGGGAGTATAACAATTATTTACCATTTTAACAGTTAATCAAAATGAACAGAGAAGAATTCAAGAAGTATGTGAAAACGCTTCCGAAGGAAGTCCTCGCCAATGTTGTGTCTGTCGACGGATGTAATGCCGTCTATATGGTCCGCAAGGACTATGACAGATCCTATTATGTCGACATGCTGACGCTGAAAACGCACGACATCGAGGTACGTGCCCCATGGTTCATGCGCATCTTCGGCATCAGGACTGTGCATCCGACAAAGATGGCTGAAAGGATTGACGCGCTGACACACTTCGGCACATCGGTTGTGCGCAAGGACGGAGATCTGCTGTCGGTCATTTCAACAAAAGACAAGTGCACCAAGAGAAAAAGGACATCATTGCAGACCAGTGTCCTTAACATAATAAGATACCACTGCGCAATAGTGCAGGTGGATGACAAAATCCTATTAGTATGCTAAAACTGAACGACAAACTGAAAGAGCAGTTCAAGGAGAACTGCATTGACTACAATGAAGGTATGACCACACTCCTCATCCTTTATTTCGGTCTGGAGAACAACAACAGTGCGATGAACGACAGGATGATCACGCAACTGTCGGTTGCGGACATGCTGGGCTATGACTACGAAAAGCAGATGTACACGTTTCCTATAGAACTGTTTGAGGAGGAGAAAAAGGGAACTTATGACAAGAACCATCCATGTCTTGATCCAGGCTTCATGAGGACGTTCATTGACCTTTTCATCAAGAAAAGCCCAAGAAAGCGCGTGTCTGTCACACAACTTAGCGAACAGATGGTGAAGCTTGTGCGAGATTTCCCTGATGTTACACAATATGAGCTTATTGAAGCGGCGAAACTTCATCTCGCCGAGTTCGATGACATCCATTGCAAGCAGCCCAACTACTTCATCCACAAGCAGGGGGAGGGCTACAACTGCATGGCGTATATCGAGCGTGTGAGGGAAGGGGAGAGCGCGAAATCCAAGGACTTCAACCCGTTCGAGGACACACTATGAGTTTCGACAAGACATTACAGGAAATCATTGACAGGCTCCAAAACAAGGAACAGGGCTACTACAACTGCATCCCGTTCTCTTTGGAGAGGCTGTCAAGCGTTGTGCCGGGACTGATACAGGGCGAGTATTACCTTGTGACAGGAAGCAGCGGAAGCGCCAAATCCAAGATAACAAGGCACATGTTCATCCATGAGCCGTACTTGTATGTGAAAGCCCATCCGGAGCTTGACATCAAGTTCCATGTCCTGTATTGGTCTTTGGAAGAGAACTACAACAAGATTGAGAAGACCGAGATGTCGAGGCTCCTGAAAAGGAAGTACGGCATCAACAAGGGCTACAGGGACCTGATGTCAATAGGCCCCAACAGCAGCCTCACATGGGAGGATGTGGAGAAGTTGAAGCTGCTGAAGGAAGAGATGTCCGAATGGGACAAGCATATCAAGGTGTTTGACGCTTCCAATGCAAACCCGACAGGAATAATGAAGACAATAGAATCTTTCGCCTATCATATCGGAAGATACTACAAGTCCGACGACACACCTTTCACCGATGCAGAAATGGCGGAAGTGAGACAAGGCAAAGGCAACTGGATTGACAAGGTGAAATACTACAGGACAGACCACCAGAGGCATTATGTGGTGATACTGATAGACCATGTTAGCCTCATAAGCACTGAGCAAGGGATGTCACTGAGGGACAGCATAGAGCTGCTTTCAAAGGTGTATCTTCTCCGTGCAAGAGACAGGTTCGGATTCATCCCTGTGATTGTGCAGCAGCAGCAGTCAATCAAGGAGAAGATGCAGTACACAAGCAGCGGTAGCGCAATAGAGGACAAAGTTGAGCCGTCGCTTGACGCTCTCGCGGACTGCACCACGACACAGAGGGAGGCGACAATCGCTTTCGGCATCTTCAATCCCTACAGGTACAAGATTGAGCAGCATGCTGGCTATGACATCACAATCATGAAGGACAATTACAGGTCGCTGAAACTGCTGAAGCAGCGTGATGAGCGTGCAAGCGTGGCATGGCCGCTGTATTTTGAGGGGGAGAGTGACTTCTTCAAGACATTGCCTGTCGCCAAGGATGAGAACAGGGAACTTATTAAAAAGATTTACGAAAAAATAGTGGAGAAAAATGCAAGGAAAAAAGCACAGTTACAAGTTGGATGACGCATTCGTCGAGGAGTGCGTCACCGCGCTCGCCATGCAGAGCCTTGTCGGCGAGACAAGGTATGATGGCGAGACACAGGAGGAGGCTGACAAGAGGCTCGCTGCCGCCTTCTCCGAAAGAAAATGCGAGTACAGGTTGAAATTCTTACAATGTTAGTATCATGATTGAACTGCCTACAGAAAGAAGCAAACCACAACAATACAATCCAAAGCTGCTTGTATTGTTTGGCAAGCCAAAATCAGGGAAATCCACCATTATGGCCGCTCTTGATGACAATCTGATTGTCGATTTGGAAGACGGCTACAAAAGTCTATCTGTGATGGCTGTACAGGCGAGAACGGCAAAGGACATGCTTGAAATCGCCAAGGCTGTCAAAGAAAAGACAAATGAACTTGGGAAATATCCGTATGAATACATAACCATCGACAACGCTACAAGACTGGAGGAGATATGCCTTGAAATGGCTGCTGATGACTACAGGAAAACCGACATGTCAATGAGAAAAGACACCGGCTTGCGATGGGGTACAAAAAAGGATGATAAAGGGAATGTCGTTATTGACAAATCAGCCGACATTAGACTTCTTCCGCAAGGTTCAGGATATTTCTATCTGAGAAACGCAATCAAGA